GCGACCGCATGGGCGCGTAGCCTTGGGTATGACAGCACTCCGATTGAAGTTCGTGGCGAGCGTTTCTCCACAGTCCCTAAGGAATGGGATATCGACCGCACGATCGGAGTTGGGGCGTCTTTACCAGTGTATTATCAACTGGGCGTAGGTAAACACCTGCGCAGGCGCCTTCGGCAGCATGGAGTAGACCTTGATACTGGTCAGCTCACACATAGGCAGGTTGCCCAGTGTGGTTCCCGGGGGGAACATCTGCTACTGTCGACTTAGTATCGGCTAGTGATACAATCGCGCGAAATTTCGTGCGATACGTGTCTTCGGATACGTGGTATCAGTTACTTGACAGCCTTCGCGCTCCCTCTTTACAGATTGGAGACGATTGGTACCGGCTCGAGAGATTCTCGAGTATGGGGAACGGCTATACGTTTGAGCTTCAGACCATATTATTCCTCTCTATCGCCCTCGTGGCGACTGAGTTGAGTGGTTGTGAGGCCGTGGCTGGTAAAACAGTCCATGTGTACGGCGATGATATCATCGTACCTGCGGGAGCCTACTCTACCGTCCTAGCACTTCTTCGTTACTGCGGGTTTGAACCCAACGTGAGGAAGAGTTTTGGTGACGGACCATTCCGCGAAAGTTGCGGTGGTGACTTCTGGAGCGGGGAGGTTGTTCGTCCCCATTTCCAAAAGGAGTTGCCCCGTGAACCAGCAGAATGGATTGCTTTGGCTAACGGTCTGCGTCGTGCTGCTATTGCTCGTTGGGGAGGTCTTGGACCTCTCCTTCGCGCTTGGCTCAAGACATTAGACCAGATTCCAAGCGAAATCCGGAATTGTCGAGGACCTACTTCCCTCGGGGATATCGTCATCCATGACGACCCCGCGCATTGGAATTACACCGTGAGGTGCTCCAAGCGTTATTTCCGCTGCTGGCGGCCCGTCTCACGACGGGTCAACCTGCGGCGGTATTCTGGGAATGTAGTCTATGCCTACAGCCTTGCCGGATATCCCTCTGATCTCATCCCTCGGGATGGGGTTGAAGGGTACCGGTTTGGCCGCATCTGCTGTGACATCGCAGATGACAATGCTTATCCCTCCACTCGATGGTTGCCTGGATCGGTTCAATCAGAACCGGTGTTCAGGTGGCTTCACTGGGGGGGGTATTCCCAATTCTGGGAGAGAGACCGGCCCAACTGGGTCTGGATGCGTAAAGCATCGTAATCTCGCATTGTAAGGAC